TTGTTTCAACTCCTCCACGAGGCGACGCTGGGAATGAACGTTCTAGTCGCCGGATTCTTATGAAGAATCTGCACATCTCCGGTATCTTGACGTTGGAGACTGTTGCCGTAGCTTTTGCTCCTCCTTTGGCCATTTTGGTTTGTCTTCTAGTTGTACTAGATACGCAAACCAACGGTACGCAATGTACGACTCAGGACATATTCACGGATCCGATTACGGGTGTTGACTATCGCGGACTTTTTCCGCCTCTTCGCAATATGGCTACCAACACTCGTTTTCAAGTTCTCTACTCAGAGGTCTTGAGTATTGGAAAGAACCGGACTTTTACTATTGATCCGAATGCTGTTCCCGCCGAGTTTACGTACTCGGGTGACGTTGTCGCGTTTCAAAAGTTTATCCCACTCGACTATTTTTGTACTTTCAACAACGGCTCGAGCTCAGTTGTTGGTAGTGTCGTAGATTCTTCTATTCATGTTCTTGCTGTTCAAACTGGCGGGCACCAAGTAACGCTGGATTACAAGTGCCGCCTTCGTTTCGCAGATTACGTTTTCTGAAGCCGCCTGCAGGGCGCCCCGCCGGCGAGGCGGCTCCCGGCAGGGCCCCCGGAGGGCCGGAAATTTGAATTTACGCGCAAAATAAACATTTTGAATTTTCGTGGGCGAAAACGACCTAGGTCGACAGCCATGCTACTGTTTTGGCAGTGTGCCAAACGACGTATTCTTACGCTTTCTTTAGATGACAGAGGCTCGGGAACTTGACACCAACATGTCCACTGCGTGCGGGTACAACCCGGACGCTCCTTGGGTCGACGGGGTCGACCGGGAAGAAAATATTATTCCTGAGATGGAGGGCGAGGAGGATTTCCCTTGTCATCAGCCTAGCGCAGAGGACCCGTCCTCTGAGCACGGGGATCCCGAGGTTCAAGACTGGGTGCCCACCGAGGCCGAAAAAGGTGGCGGGTTAGAGGTGTACATCTTCTTTGACCCGTCACTCTAGATGCGGCGTCCCGCTTGCGTGCCATGACTACGGACGCCCCTCGGGCTGCCAAGGCCGCGAAGCGCCCTCGATCGCCGCCGCCGGACGACGATTTGGTACCCGATCTTGCTGAGATCTTCGACAATTACGACACGCCGCATCCGGTCCGCATCTCCATCTGCCGAGCTTATGCTTCGTATATTGCGTCGCTCCAGCCCAAGAAGCCCAAAGCTGCCTACAAGAAGAAGTCCAAGTAAAGGTGGCCATTTTTTTCTTAGCGCGCTGGACCATATTAGGGTAGAGGGTCGGCCCTTTAGGGCCGGTTAGGGTGCCGTCGGGAAGCCGCGGGTAGCGGCGCCCCGTAGGCTAGGGCTAGGGCAGGGTAGGTCTAGGCGGGGGCTTTAGCCCCTTTCCCTTTCCGCCCCTGCGGGGCGGGGGCGGGGGCAGCGCCCCGCATAACCCAGTGCGCCCAGGGTCCGGGGGCGGGCTTTAGCCCCCGGCGGGGGCGGGGGCAGCGCCCCGGCAAATGCGCGTGGTCGGAGGCGGCCTCGGCCGCCGGAGACCCGTCGCCCGGGCGCTTTGCGCCCGGTGTGTACGAGGGTGGGTCCCGTACGGAGGTCAACGACACGGGGGGTAATCCTGAACACGATTTGAAGTGACCGCCTATATTACCGGTCACTTCTGGTTAAAACCTCTGGTTTTTTCTTGAACTCTTCCGCGTGGTTAAGGGCCTTTTCGTGAGCGCGTGCTGGGGTGGGGGCCCCACTAAGAGCGTTGCGTAGCTCGAATGCAGGCCCGCAACTACGTTTTTACCATCAACTTCGCCAACGGCGAAGTCACTCTACTCGACCCGGACGAGTTTCCAGAGTGGATGACATACGTCGTATGGCAGCTGGAGTTAGGCCACGATAATCATATCGAGCACTACCAAGGTTACCTCGAGTGCTCGGGGAAGAAGAGTATGAAGCAAGTTCACGCGGTACCGGGGTTTGAGCGTGCTGCGCTCATGGTCCGGCGGGGCACTAGTGCCCAAGCTATCATGTATTCTACTAAGGTCGATACTAGGATCGACGGTCCCTGGTTCCACGGGGAGCCTAAGGAGCAAGGCAAGCGGAACGACTTGTCTGCGGTGAAACGCGCCATCGACAGTGGCGCGAGCGATGTTGCTCTATGGGACGACCATTTTTCGTCCATGACTAGGTATCACAAAGCGTTTTCTACTTACAAGCGCGTGAAGGCCCCCAAGCGTGATTGGATCACCCGCTTTTTGGTCGTTATCGGTCCGTCTGGCTGCGGCAAGACTCAGTACGCGAAGGAGTTCTTTCGCGGTGCTTATTGGAAGGCAAATTCCAAGTGGTGGGATGATTACGACGGCCAGTCGGAGGTCGTCTGGGACGAGTTCCAGGGGCAGTATCCGTTTAGAGATCTGCTTCGCGTTCTCGATAGCTCTCCACTAACCGTGGAGAGTAAGGGGTCTCATGTCAACTTCGTGGCCAAGTGGGTTGTTTTTACTAGCAATTATCACCCGCGAGATTGGTACGACCCGCTTTCGATCAAGGTTGACTGGGATGACTCGCCGCTACGCCGTAGGCTGCTGGAGTTTGGTAACATTCTACAGCTCGGGCCTGTGCCTGACGGCAGAGTGGATTTGGGTGGACGGGACGGAACTTCAAAGTTTTTTCGGGAGTAAAGGTGTCGCTCTTCGTTAGCGGCATTTTTGAGCTTAGCGACATTGAACATGGAGCGTGCGTCGAAGCGCAGTCGCTCGGCGACTCGTCCTTCTGCCAAGACCGGCAAGCGGACCCATCGCGCGAAGAGCGCGGCTGTGTCCAAGCACAACAGGAGTGTGAGCAAGATTAGCGCTGCGCGTGCTGTTGCCAACGCGGTCACCATGGGTTTCATGGGTATTGAGAAGAAGTTTCTCGATACGTCTCGATCGGACTCCAATATCGCCGCGGTTGCTGCGCTCACCGGCGGCGAGTATGATCCGACTACTGGCTGCACTGGGTGCCTTTCTTGTCCTGCTCAGGGTGACACTGAGCAGTCTCGAGATGGCAAGCGCATTGTCATCGATTCTTTGATCATCAAGGGCTACGTGCGCAAGGACGCTGTGACTTCCCAGGCTCCTCAGGAGGGGATCAAAGTTTTTCTTGCCGTGGTTCTGGACTCGCAGACCAACGGCGCGCAGCTGAATTCCGAGGATGTTTTCAAGAGTCTCGGTGCTGCCGATGCTCTGAATGCCAACCCGATGAAGAACTTGCTGTTCGGGTCTCGGTTTCGCATCCTCAAGAGTCACGTTTTTGACGTGACTCCCACGGGTATTACCGACACCGCCGCCACTGTGGCTCAGATGGGTGTTCGGCGTGAGTTCGATTGGTACATCCCTTTCAAGGGCGGGCTTCAAGTGAACTTGAATGCCGGTACGACTGCGGATGTTGCTAATGTCATCGACAATTCTCTTCACGTTGTGGCGTTTAGCACCGTCAACAACGTCCCGAAGCTGGCGTACAATGCTCGCATTCGTTTTCAGGGCTGATTTACATAAAATACAAAAATACGGGTTTACCCGACAAAAAATACTGTTTAGGGGCTCTATTATGCTTCGAAATGTCCGTAGCCCTCCCGTTGTTGTCAGTAAGCGCGCTCGCAGCTCTTTGCTGCCTGATTCCGATTATGATGACGATGTGCTGCTGTCGTCTGACAGCACGGTCCCCCGTTCTCTCGCGTTTTTTCCGACGAAGGAGTTGAAGTACTATGACACTGCCCTCGAGACGACTAACCTTGTTAGTCCGCCTGTTTTCAGCACTGCAAATTTGTTTGTGAACCCTACTGCCGGCGGTCTTGTTTCAACTCCTCCACGAGGCGACGCTGGGAATGAACGTTCTAGTCGCCGGATTCTTATGAAGAATCTGCACATCTCCGGTATCTTGACGTTGGAGACTGTTGCCGTAGCTTTTGCTCC